AATCAGTTCGGAAACTTTATCAGCGGAGGAGAAATAGTCACGGAGAACGCGACCATTGAACTCAGGATAACCATCGTAGTGACAATAGACAGACAGAATAGAACCGTCTGCGAGTTGCTTACCGATGCGTGAACGAGTGCCCATGATACTTAGGAATGAGTGTGAGAGGCGGAGAACTGTTTGTCGTTCCCTCTTACGGTTTTGCCTCTCGGTGTGTGTCTCAGGTCTCCCCTCGACTCATTTAATATACACGGGTCGGACCACCGTGGCGAGAGTAGTGGACACTTTGATCAACTGTCACACAGGGTCGCGGACTCCATCCCGATCACCTCTTGCCCTCTCTTGATCATTTTCATCATCGCTTCCTGAGCAGATTCCATCGTAAAATATACTGCCCACCTTTTTTCATCTCCAAGGTAATATCCTACCTTGTAATACTCATTGGAAAACTTAGGTCTCACAGGATTACTTGTCCACCACAGAATGCCTGCACAACACGCAGGAATGATCTTTCAGATTCCATAAGTGCATCGGTATCTGTGTTTTTTCCTTTCCAGTAATTAGTAGTATCTTTATTACTCTCTTCAATGATTACTGACTTAATCTCTGCTCGGACCCAATCACGGAGCAGTTGGAACTTTTCGGGAGTCATTGTTTTATGTCAATTACCTACCCATATTAGGGCGTAAAGCAAAATGTGTCAAGGAAAAACTCAGTGTTTATATACTTCCACTCAGTATCTCTGTCGTTGTGTGGTGACTGGACATAACTTCCGTAGATGTCATAACTTTTGTCAATGCCATTTGTCAGGTATCGATACATTTCATTGGGATGCCCACTAAATCCAATCTTAGCGTATGGTCTACGTTTGTAGTGATTCTCGAAGATTTTACTAAGAGGTCTCTTATTGTCTAACAAATATGGCGGAGAGTTGATTGCATAGGTCACAATATCTTTGCGTGTGAATGGCGTCCTGGTCTCAATTCCATGACTAGAACCAATCAGATCCCCAGACATTAGAGTGGCATTAGGCAGTTGATGGAAGAAATCTACAAAGGAACATGCTTTAATGTGTGCATCTTTTGTAGAGTATAGATTGTCGATAAAGAATTGGAAGGCATACTCATAGTCTTCCTGTATATTCTCATAGAATGATAGTTTGAAATTATTTCTTACCGACATGGTGTACTCTGAACGTACACAGTTCTGATAGTATTTGTATCCTAGAAATAATTCGTCCGCACCATCACCACCATAAAGAATTGATCCAGGTTCTAACATCTCATACAACAGATTTGCAGAGGCAAAATCATGCGATGGTATGGGAGAACAACATAACTTAAGAGTCTGTAGATAAGACTCATAATAACTATCACGATCTACATTCCTAACTAACTGCCCTGTGTAGAGTTTATCGAACAGTTTATCAGCAAACAAGGCGACAGAATCTTTCTCATCAAACGTAAGTGTGATCCCTCTTATCAACTGAGTACCAATGTTCTCCAGTAGTTTGGTAACTATCGAAGAATCTGTACCGCCAGATACTGTTGAATAGACGTTCACATGTGGACGAACATTTGACTGCATCTTCTTGAGAGTTCTTATCAGTAACTCTTCAAGATAGTGTGTGTATTGTCCTGATGTTGTCTTGTTTAGTTCTCTTGTAAGTTCTGAGTTCAGATACTTCCTAGGTGTCCACACTTGTGTGACTGAAGAATACTTATTGTAGTGAAACTTACCACCTGGGGGCACTTGATAGATCCCATTGATTGCAGTGGAGTTTGAGATATAATGTCTCGTTACAAAATAATCTTTCAGTGCCACCTCATTCAGGGTCACTGGTTCATCAAACTCCTCCATAACTTTGAGGATGAATGATGGCGTAGAACCAAGGATTAAGACTCTAGGGTTATCATAATAGAAAATTCTTTTCTCTCCCTGAATGTCTCTCAGGGCAGTAATATCTAACCATTGTCCATGTCTCTGTGCCTGAACAACAGCAAACATTCCATCACATCGACCCAGAACCAGTTGTTTAGCACTGGACTTCTGCAACATTTCGATGTCACTATCATACTCATGATCATCATATATCTCTCCGTTATAGAGAGTTACATCAAAGTTCTGAGGTAGACTAGCAAACCCGTCATCACGATCTGGTTCTGTTTGAATCGCCAAGACAGATTGATACATGTAAATATCATCTCCCAGGTAATGTGTTGCATGGGAGGGACCACGAAGTCCTAAGTCATTTTCAGCGATCTTAATAAGATTGTGAGGAATTTTGTCTTTTTTTGAGAAAACTAGTCCAAATCCACACATATTACCACTTACCTATGGGACACGCTGTATTGGTAAATTTTACCTTAACTTTCATATAACATCCACACTTCCTACACCTATTTTGTTGTTTATCGTAATAATCACAACGACCACACTCTTCAATTCTAAGTTTGCTTACTTCTTCAGATACTAATAATGGGGTGCCATCTTTAGAACCTTGATTGACAGACTCAGCAAACTTTTTGAAACCCTCAACTTGTGCCCAAAAGTCTGGGTAATCATTTCCGTTTAGGAGTTGTGGTAACTCTTCATCTCTTTTTTTGTTTCTAAACAAATTACGGATAAAACGCATAGTAATACAGTATAGAGAAAAAAAGAGGGATAGTCAATATTGACACACCCCCCTAATAATGTATATAATAACTCTGTGGAGTTTCAAAGATTATCCTTTGACTGTATGTAATGCTTCTAGAGCACCAGACAGTTTAATAAATTCTTCTTTCTTAGTGTTAAACGCTCTTTCAGTTTCGAGCAGTTCTTCACGAAGTTTTTCGAGTCTTGATGTAAGATCAGTAATCATACTTTCGACATCAGTACCAGTAGTTTCTGTTGGTTTTGCCATGATAGAGAATAATAAGTAACTCAGACATTTTTATTTAGGTAGTCCTAAAGAAGGTCTTCCATCAAATAATAAGTCTTTATGGGGTCCATTTGCATCAACCCAGTGCATAAAACATTGAAGCAACCAATCAGATTCTATTGGTTCTCTCCAATGATAGTATTTACAACCTTCATAAATGCACAGATCTCCCCTTTTTAGAGTAACACTTTCAGCACCATTTTTTGAAGGAGTTTTGTTGAAATAGATTGGGGATAGTGGTTGATCTGAAGGATGTGCTAGAGTAAGAGTTGCAGAGTATTCACATTCTGGTCTATCTGTGTGTACGTTTAACTCATCACCCCTCTGATAAAATCTTACATAAGAATAAGTTGGCAATAAATGTTTGCCTAACATACATGAGATGTGATCTGTGGATAGTTTTAGAATTGTATCAGTGAAAGGATCACCGTAGATATTCATACCTCCATTATTTGTGTTTGCGTCAGAACCAAATTCAATATCTTTACCAGAAGATAGTCTAGTGATAAAATATTGTTCAGTAAATTTACAAAATTCTAGTCCTAAAAATCCTTCAATTACTTTATTCATTTTAACTTATCTCCAATAACCCAACCAACTAAAGAATAACGAACACCTTTGGTCACTGGTGTTACTTCATGTAAGGTATGTGAAGGGAATAGAGTCATAGATCCTTTATTTTTTGATATTGACTCTGCACCATTATTCAATAATAAATCACCACCTCGATAATCATTGGGATGTGATAGTTGAACTGAAAAACTTAATTTTCTTTGAGTTGTATTTACATTGTTTCCCAGATTAGCATCTAAGTGTTGTCTATAATGCCCCTGATATTCTGAATGATATTCTCCAAACTGCAATGTTTGTATAGAACGTAAATCATATTCCCAATTAGAATCATTGACTTCACAAATAATGCGGGTCAGTTTTTCATACAACCAACTATTGAATGAGTTTGGTTTCAACCAAGAAACTTTAGATCTTCTCACATCAGAGTCAACTACGAATTCATTATGTGAAGCAACAGTTCCTAAATTTGAACCAGATTGTTTACCCGTAAATATAATCTTACCAATTTCTTCCTCGGAAAAAATATCAGAAACTGTTACACATGATGGGTTATTAAATGACATCAAAGGCCATTCATCTGATGAGGAATGATCTAATTCTAAATCTGAAATAATATAATCCAGACTGTCTACATCATAATTAAAATAATCAGATACCATAACTTAATTGACTTAACTCATATACTGTAGAACACTCATCAACTTGTCTAAAAAACTCTATCTCTTGTTCTAGAAGTTCATCAAATCTACGATTCAGTTTCTCTACAAGAGAGAACATTCGATCTCTATCGAATTTATGGTAATTGTTCTGACTCTTGATGATATTAGAATGCCTATTGTTTTGGAAGTTGGCAAACATAATTGATTCCAAATCAATGGGGAATCTATATCCTTCAAAAACCACACCTTCATCACGAAAATCTTTCGTGATTTCTTCTGACATTCTTTTTATATTCAGTTTTATTTCTTCTAAATGACCATCATTACAAGAATAATTTTTCAGAGATTCACCACGAACAAAACCTACTCCATCATGCCCTGCCCAAGATAAATCAGATTTTTCTTCATCACTTAGTCCAGGAAATGTGCAGATATTTTTCCAATCTTGAGGTTGTTTTTGAAATACTCCTCGTACTTCTCTTTGGTGATTATCAACAATAATGTAAAGTTCACTTAGATTCATCAGTTTCAGGCAATAATGGTTTTTCAGGTTCTTCTACTCGAACTTTCTCCAGTTCCGTTTCTTTTTTAGCAATAAGTTTTTCTCTTGATTGATCACTGAGTTGCCATGAACCAAGACCAAGGTGTGCTGTGTCGGGAAGAGTTCTAGGATCCCAAGATCTCCAAGTGGCATAATCTTCCTTGGGTCTAGTAGCAATGTCTAAACCACACTGAGCAGCAAGAGAATTTAGGAGTTCAACTGCTTCGGTTGGTTGTAGTTGCACATACATGTCATCAGCATCTCCACGCATAGAAATTTCTATAGTTCCGCCACATGCAGCACCAACAGAAATACTACGACCTCTATTTTTAGCAGCTCTAAGTTCATACAACTCGAACTTCATTTGTTCAAGTTCAATTTGTGCGCTTACAAGTGCTTTTTGTCTTTTTATTGCGTCAATTTCTGCAGAGTTGTCCATCTTAATTTCAGGGGAGTCTTCCATAGTAAATTAAACAAGTTTTGATTATTTATTGAGCGTCCCAGGAGATAGTTACTGTGCCACCACTTGGAACTGTTACAGAATAATTATTGAATGGAGTTATAGTAATATCTGTAAAAGTATTGGTATTGGCAGCATTTCCTGGGTTTCCAGGGTTTTTGTTTCCAGGATTTCCAGGGTTTCCTGGGTTGCCGGTGTTGCGTTGTGCGCCACCACCGCCGCCTCCACCGCCACCGCCGCCTGCTTTACCATCACCAGCGTCATCATTCTTATTGGCACCACCGCCGCCACCACCTTCACCGCCAGCACCAGCGGCACCAGGACCAGAACCACCATTGCCGCCATTGCCACCTTCTATATTACCGCGAGTTGACCATGCTCTCTCACCATTGTTACCAGGATTGCCGGCATTTGGAGATTGCCCTGCGTCTCCACCATTTCCTGCTTCAATAGAAGACATTTTATAGTCATCATTACCGAAGTTACTATAATTTACTCTTCCACCATTTCCACCTTGCCCAGCATTACCGCCGCCACCAGCATTACCTTTATTGCCAGGGTTTCCAGGATTGCCTGGGTTTCCACTACCAGCATTTCCGCCTTGTCCGCCAGGGAATTGATAATTACCAAAACTAGTTTTTTGTCCAGAATTTCCTGAGTTACCAGGACTACCAGATCCACCACCACCGCCATTATTTTTATTACCTTGATTGCCACTTTGCCCTTGACCACCAGGGTTACCGGCATTTGCTTTTTTGGTATATTTGTTATTGAATTCTTGGTCCCTACCAAAGTTAATTGGGTTGCCTCTACTGCCGCCTCCACCTCCGCCACCTCCAGGGTTTGAAGTGGATTCACCAGAGTTTCCGCCGTCTGCACTATTAGCACTTGATTTTTCACCTTCAGCAGCGGCACCACCACCGCCTCCGCCTCCTCCACCACCACCGTGGTTTCCAGGATTTCCAGTACCCTTATTACCCTTATTACCAGCATTACCAGGATTGCCTGGATTACCTGGTCCACCCTTTCCAGATAAACTAGCAACCTGTAATCTTGGCGGAGCAACAAAATTACCAGGAGCATTAAAAGTAACTGATCCTGATAACAGAGATCCTGATTGTATGATTCTACGGGTGTAATGTGTCATCTTAGATGTAATAAAACCAACCAGTTATAATATATTTAGATTTAGTTCCATGAACAACATTACCTCTATGGACATGAGTAAAACCAGCAGGCCAAATAACACACTTATTTCTTTCTGGTTTAACTCTTCGTTTCAAATAAAGGAACTCAGTTTCACCTGCATCTTCAATGTCATTGAGATAGATTGAGAACGCTAAACATCTATGTCTGTCTTCATATCCATCATTTTCGTGGTGCCAAATATGATAACCTTGACCAGGATCAGTTCTTTGCATTTTTAGTGCATGTCCTGATATGTTACTACCTAAAAGATGATCATATTGATTAACGTATTGATCGAAACAAACTTGGAGACCTTTCCACACCATATGAATTGGATTCTTATCTCTCCATGCAGGAAATGTAAGTATATTCAAGTCTAAAAAGACAAAATTATCGTCTTTTTCAGTTTTAGTGCAACCTTCTTCTTCTTGTTGTCTATTTTTAAGGACACAATTAGTCCCACTCTCAATGTGTTCAAAAGCGTTAATCATATGTTCACAAAAATCGTCGGGATATACATTTCTGTAAGTCCCGACGAAATCTTTATACTCACATGACACTTCTGTTGTAGTCATATACTAAATCACGAGATAATTTATTTATTACTACTTCATATCGGGTAGAGCGAGGTTTCCGTACCACTCTCCACCACCATCATATGAAATAAAGACCCAAATATCTTCAGCACCATTAGCAGTAGTTCTGGAAGGTGTAGAACCACCTGGCCACTTTATATTACCGTTCCACGTCAAACTAGCACCACCAGTTCCATTTTTGATGATAATTTGTGTTGAGTAGATGTCAGAAGAAGAATTGTTGCCGTCTACAGGAACACTGGTAAAGTTGACAGTGGTATTACCCGTGAGTCTGATTCTGAAGTTGTTAGCTGTAGAAGTATTGAGGTTAACAGTTCCACTCTTATTACCCAGATCGCTGAAAGTTTCTAGGTACTTACCCATTCTGAATTGGTCGATCAATGGATAATTTGAATTACCATTGATACTACCAGTGACATTCAGAGTAGTAATATCTGCGGTGCTAGCATCAAGTGTGTTGGTATCAATGTTTCCAGAGTTATCAATCGTTGCAGATGTTAATTTATTAACCGCAGTGTTTGCACTACTATTACGAGACATAATAGTGTCAGCAGTCGCATTAGAAGTTGCAGTCTTACCATCAAGCAAATCAACGTTCAGGTTAGTAACCTTAGTTGTAGATACAACCGTAAATGGTGCAGCACCTTGAGCGATTGTCGATCTAAATTGAGATGCCTGAACAATACCATCAGAACCTGCATTAATGTGCATGTTATTGCCATTACTATCCAGGTTACCCAATACATTCTTGGCATCATGTCCGAAGTAAGTGATAATACCAACATTTGCTCTCAGACCCTCACCTGCAGCAGTTCCACTCAACCAGAGTTTAGAACCAACTTGTGCATTTGCAACGTAAAGAACACCAGCACCAGCAGGGTTTCCACCTGTTTGACCAGCAATGTATGGTGAGTAAACGTTATTTGCATTTACATTGGTATAAGTTGCATCAGTACCAGATATTGTGGTAACAATACCAGAGTTAATGTATGCATTTGGAGCACCTATCCAACCACCAGCAGGAACAATTAGAGTGGTTACAATACCTACACCAATATATGCGGTACTAATACCTGCCCAGGAGTCGCCCGTATTTACATTATAAGGTGGAACAATCAGAGTGGTTATGACACCAACATTAATTCTTGCATTTGGAGATGCAAAGTTAGTAGCACGTAATCCAACCGCTTGAACTGTTGTACCAGTAATCTCATCATATGTTAGATCACTACCTTCGATTGTAGTAACAACACCAGTGTTTACATATGCATTTGATTGAACAACTAAGTCATCATAAACATAGAAGTCAGTTGCAAATCCTAACTTGATACTTGCAGCAGTACCAACCTGTAGGAATTCACATTCTACAGAAGTAAAGATTCCAATCGCAGCACTAGCAAGTCCTACGACTTCTAGTTGACCCATTGCAACTGTTCCCTTAAATGTAGAGACTCCAGTGTAATTAGACTCGAAAGAGTTCTCTACAGTTACTTGAGTATTATTACCGAAGGTGAATGCCGCACCAGTGATTTCTACGTTAGAGAACTGTGCGATCTTATCTGCATCAGTAACTTTGAAGACGTAGTTATCTGTTCCAGCAGTACCAGTTAAGACAATTTCATCCTTAACTGTGACAGTTTCATAAGTAACACCAGAGAATGTCTGGTTTTGTGAGAAGGTAACTGCACCACCAACAAATAGGTGATCAATTCTAGTAACACCATTTACTTGGAAAGCATCTGCGGTTGAGTCATGAACAAATCCCGAACTACCTCCAGTCTCACCAATAGCAACTCTATCTAAGGTGAGGAAAGTTTCATCTTTCTCGATGGAAATTACACCCCATCTTCTCCAATCATTGTCAGCAAATACGTGTCCAATATATCCACCAGGTTCAGGTATTGCCTTGAACGAGATGTCACCAGGTCTCTTACCAATGATGGGTGTTTGAATACCCACCGTCATTTCTTTAGCCTGTGCTGCCTCACCTTTCAGGAAGAATATGTTAGTTTCTAATCCTTCTTCAGAAGAAACAGTTACTTTGTTAGTATAAGATACAGGACCGTAGAACTGAGACGTTCTATTCTGGTTTACACCACCTTCAACAGTAATTGCGTTCTTAACAATCAGATCGTCAAAGATACCGTTGTTTGCACTAACAACCTCACTCTTACTTTCATCACCGAAGTAAGTAATCTTAGGAGCACCGATTGTAATTTCTTCACCAGTAGTTCCGTTGACCTTAGTTGCACCAGTGAAGAATTCACCACGGTCATTCATACCAGTATAAACAACTGCACCACCATCTTGTTCTCTTGACTGTGCAAGTAGAACCTCATCATCGGTCAGAATTCTATCTTGAACCTGAGGCATACCAGTTGAATAGTTGCCAGGACCGAAACCTAGGTATTCAAAGGTATGTGCGGATGCACGAAGAATGGAGTGTCTGCGTAACTCCATTGGTAGGATTTTGATCTTCTGGACAACCTGTCCAACTTCACCAGTGTTTGCAGGAGTAGCAAATTGACCTCTAGCTACTTGTAAAGTATTGGTGGTTGGATTTGACTTAACTCTCAGGATTTCATCACCCAATGTGATGTAATCACCTAGACCAAAACCATCCGAATTAGTTAAAGTAATAGTGATGTCGGTTTTAGCAGCAGGACTTGCTAAAGTAGTTTGGATGCCAACATACATTGGAGTGGATCTACCACCCAAGTTCTCTTCACCAGCACCAACTGGTTTACCCTGTGAGGAGAGACCATATCTTTGAATTGTAGTTCCTGTTGCCATTGTTTGTGCAACAGTAGAAACACCCGCAGTAAATGTGAAGGTGTTAATGCCTACATTTTCAAGAACTTGATACTTTTCAATTCCAAAGAAAGTATTACCACTACCAACAATTCTAAAAGTATTACCAGGTAAGAAGTTGTGAGCACTTCCAACTGTTACTGTAGCAATACCTGCTTCTGGATTGAAATCTAAACTATCAAAGAGTAGACCTTTACCAGCATAAGTAACAACTGGTTTTCTATCATCATTTCTAGTCTTATAAGAACTACTCTCAAGATTAAGGTCATTCTCTACAACAACAGTGTTTGCATCGGGAACGTCAATAATCTTGAAGACACCATTCAATTTAGGAGTGGGGAAACCAGAGAGTTCTAGTGAATCACCGATGTTATTATAGATGTCATCAACTGTTAGAACTGCAAATGCTGATGGAGCACCAGCAGGATCAGCAGATACGGTCATCGTATCACCAATACCATATGCACCACCTGGTTCTACAATTCTAAACGAAGCGATAGTATTTCCAGTTGAAACATTCGCTCTAATTACACCACCTTCACCAGTTCCTCCAGTGGAAGTAACAAGATCTGCAGCATAGATTGTTGTAGTAACACCAGCAGCATTATTATATCCAGCACCACCATTTGTAATAGACAGGGACTTGATCTTATTAAGTCCGTGATTTCTGGTTAAATTAAGAGTAACAGTAGTGTTACCTGTGCCAGTAATAGTAGCACTGTCTACTACAAATGCAACGTTGTTATTTTCCAGGAAGATTTCTTCACCTTCTCTAGTAACAGAGTTTCTCTTGTCATTGGTGAGAACTTTACCTAGTGGAGATTTACGAGCATGTGAAATTGCAGGACCAGGATCAGAATTATAGTTGTCTCTATCACCCTGAGGATACAGATCGACTACATTCTGAGAGAACTTCTTCTCACTTACACCAAAACCAATGTTTTGATCGGGTTGAATAGAACCACAAAGAAGAGTAACCGCATATACACCATCTTGACCATCAGCACCAGGAATGTGTTCTCTGATTTGTCTGGAATTGTAAATGTAAAGTGAATCTTTATATCTACTTCTTTGTACAGTTGGTAAAGCTTCAACCTGTTGTTGTGTGCTTCTTTGGTTGACCTGGTTAAGGAATACTCCAGGATCTCCAGTAGTTACACTGACTTGGAATGTTCTTGGGTTGTCTACTTGGAAGACTTCAAAAGTTCCGTTATATGCAGAAGTTGCAGTAGCAACAGTATTGTTTGCACTACTTACACCTTTGATAATAACTTGGTCACCAGCAACAAAGTTGTGTTCTTTTTCAGTCTTGATTGTAGCACGTTCGGTTGCACTATTGTAAGATGCAAGTGTGATGATACGTGGGTTTCTAAGTTGAGTTGGATCACTAACACTAACATCTAAGAAGGATGCAGATCCAACACCAACACTCTTGGATTCTTGGAGAATGAAACCTTCAGATGGTTGACGACCATTATTAAACTCTTTAGGAACAACATAACGAATCTTATAGATTCTTTCTTCAATACCTCTAGCATCAATTTGTCTTTGGATGAATGTACCACCAGTTACTTCACCAACAATAGCAGTTCCAATACCAGTAATACCAGTATAAATTTCGTTAAAGAAAGTTGATGGAGAAGAATTTACATACCACTGACCTTCTGTATCATCAAATTGAATTGGGTGACCTGGTTCACCAGTTACTTTATCAGCAACTGTACTGAGAACGGTAAGTTCACCACCACCATTAGTAATACCTGTGATATTATTGTTAGCCTCAGCATCATTGACACTGGTAGAAATTTTAATCTGATTGGGGTTTAGACCAGTTGTTAGTGCATAGTAAATCTTATTTGCCTCAAGGTTCGCAGGCATCTCACCAGTATCAGCATAAATTCTGATTTTCTCACCATTGAATAGTTGGTGATTCTTGGTAAAGGTAAGAATGTTAGTAGAAATACTGTTAATACCAGCAGCTCTACCCACAACATTTGTCTTAAATGCCTCTGTACTGAGACCAGTTCCCGCAGGAATATCCATTAGAATTGGAGAACTGAAGGTACTTACCGCAGTACCAGTAATTGTTTGTAGGAATAGTTTATCTTGTCTCTTACCACCAATTCTATATGCGTCTAGTTCACCTGGGGGTGGAACGTCAGCGGACTTAAAGTTTGCTAACCACAGTTTGTTGGTTGTAGCAGCAGAAACAATCTTAGTTGCATCAAGTGGCAACCAAGTGATGTTAGAGATTCTTCTCTCAGGTTCTCTTGGTGGGATAATGTGTGTAATATAACCTACGTCATCTCTATCAAAAGAGTTTGCTTGGAAACCAGCAGATTCCAGAGAGATCGCACCAAAGTTGGAGTTAGAGTTGGTAATAGATTGGTCACCACCAGACTCAGCAACGAAGTGTTTTGCGAAACCAATAGCAAAGATCGATACACACTGAATGATAGAATCATTTGAGCACTTCATGTGGAAGTTCTCAAAATCTGGTTTATAGATTGCTCTAGAGTTAGTGTGTAAAGGTTTCTGATCGTCGTTTACGGTTTCGTTATCATTATAGATGTTAGTTGCTTCATCAAATAACATGAAGGCATTGTCATCCTTCTGGAGAGAGATACCCGTAAACTGTGCAGTAAGCATGGATTTGAATCCAGTTGCTTTACTACCATCAGCGTGTAGACCATTGACACCGAAAACAGATCTTAGTGAGCAAGAGAATACATATGGAGATGCAGATGATGTACTATCAGACTCTACAATGATCTGTGAGTTGTTGAATTTGTCTTGAGTAGGTAAGACATCTGTTGGAGTTGATGTGGTCTCATAGGTGAATTTCGTGTCACTCAGAACATCTTTGACAACGAAAGAACCATTATAAGCACTTACGTTTGTACTGATACCAGAAATTAGAACTGGAGTATCCTTGAATAGACCATGCTTATTGTTAGTAATTACAGTAATCTCTTGGGTTGGGATTACACCATCACCAGATCTCAAACTGGTAATACCCAGTGGGTTTGCTGTTAAATCACCAACAATTCTAAATTCATCAACAGATGGCTCAAAGTCAAGAGAAGTTGTTGAAGGATAATCGGCAAGTCCTCTACCACCAGAGTCACCATAAGCATAAGTGACCTTGAAATAATACATCTCAAGATCAGTTAGATCTGTTACATCGTTACCTAATACAACGTTATTGATACCATCAGCATACTCAAAACAGGTGAGTTTATGGTGAGAGAATCTAGGATTTACCTTTCTTGCAGTAGAATCTCTGTATGCCTGTCTCGCTGGGTCTGCATCAAAGAATGAAAATGCAGTGAAGTAACAAGTACCAGTAACACGGAAGATTGAAGTGCTTGGTACTGCATCATTTAGAGGATCTGGTACATATAGTGGTCTAATCTTGGTTTTTCTAAGGTCAAGACCTACAATAGATGTACCTCTAGGTAGGATAACACCACCATTAACACTGTTATATTTGTGTAATTCGTTCTCTTCGTCGAAAATATCAAAGTTAGTATTCTCGTCAAATTCAGTTAGTTCTGCCCCACCTTCTTGCCATGAACCATCCCTAAATCTTTTGAAAGTCGCAGTGCTTCCATTGGATTCGATAGAGTGTCCAGGTCTGTTGTCAATGTAGTGTGTGCCTGGATATACTAGAATCGTAGTACTATCAATCTTATCATTATTTCTTCCTGCTCTATATGAGAATCTAGCAGATTCAATCAGAGCTCTCTGGATAGTTCTGAAAGGTCTTGTTAGAGAATTACCTCTATTTTCATAACTATCGGTTGCGTCAAAGTCAGAAGGGTTTACATACAGGATATTACCTTCAGCATTCTTTAGGAAATTCTCTAATCTACTTAGGGGCATCTCGTTTTCCTACAGTGACAAATCTATTCTTTTTATATTTAGACACCAAAAAACCTCCCTCGTTAAAGGGAGGTTTCTATAGTCACACGGAAGGGATTACTGGTGAGTATCACCATAATCTATCTTATCTAAATCTATCTTCTCTGGCAAGTATCCAGACTTATCTAACATATGTTCTACTGTGTTTGCTACATCATTTAAAGCATCACGAAGCATAGGTTGTTGCCCTGCTTCCATATTTAAGTCTTTATCTGTCATAGTCCAACGCCATTGTCCCATTGCACTATTGTACCAGAGTTTTATATTCATCTTGGATTTACCATACTCCTTAGAATTGACGGGACACAAATTGTGAGATGCAGAATCTTCCATATTTTTGTCCTATGTATTTCTCTTCCATTATAACGGGTTTAGCCGCATGATTAATAACTGAAGGAAAAATTAATGTCCTATTATTTAAGCACTCTATTTCCAAATCAAAATCTTCAAAGTATAGATTGCCACCAGAAAATTTCTTTGGTTTTCTGTAGAACCAATTTAGTACAGTAAATTGAGCACAGTCTCTATGACTTTTATACTCGTCATTATTTTCATAATAAACAAGTTGAGTATAGTGTTGATTAGTATTAGAGGCTGTTCCAGGAAAAAACCAGTGAGGGTGATTCATGAAAAAAGTACTATCCTCCATAAAAATCTTTTCAGTTATCTGTAAAATAGCTGAATGATTTCTATTTTTATATACATCTTCAAGATACTGGCAATGAGTGAATTTTAGAAGTTCTCCATTAGGATCAGTTGCAGAACCATTGTTTGTATCAGCAACCATTAGTCTTCTTGGACTACAAAGGTAATCCATTTCTTCCCACAATTCTTCCAATTCCCACTCATTATAGAGTTCATCTATAAGAACATATGGGAAGGGTTCAGTTACATATTTTACTCTCATAAGCCCCCGATCCGATTTGAACGGACGACCTGCTGTTTACAAGACAGCTGCTCTACCACTGAGCTACAAGGGCAATTATTTTTTATCAAACTCAAAGTGACCATGACGCGATCCCCAAAGTTGTTCATCATTCTCAGGGTCAAATCCCTGATCAATTACATGATAATATCCATCACCTAATTTGGCAGAAGATTGCATATATGTGTTCTTGATTCCACGTTGAACAAAACATTCTTTGCCAGTGATGTCACCATGAAATTCATTATCGACTTTTTGGAATACACAATCACATCCAGGGATGTGTTCATCATCCTTATAAGTTTTTAGAATTACTTGGTCGTTATCTGAATCATCAATGACTTCAATCTCTACAGATCGATAAGGTTCACCATCCATCACATATCCTTGAGTGACAGTGAATTTGTTAGTTCCTTCAATGCGACGATGATTAAGTTCAATCATCGCAAACTCTCTAGGATAGTTAAAAGCTTGTGCTTGATTATTGAAGTATCCTTCAAAATAATTGCAAAATTCTTCAAACATGATCAAAATTTTCTTTTATTTATTAGGATGCGAGTAGGGAGACTTGAACTCCCACGAGATTAATTCTCAACAGATTTTAAGTCTGGTGCGTCTACCGATTCCGCCATACTCGCAAGGTGGGTCTGTCGGGAATTGAACCCGATTCATGCCCTTATAAGGAGCAGGCCTTAACCAATAGGCGACAGTCCCTCGCCATCTAGTTCAATATTCCAGGTTGGAGGGTGAAATGAACAATACTCATTGAAAGTAATTTTCATCTCTTTGTTGGTCAGATTTGCATGTTTTGCTGCTGTGGGGAGATTCCACTTTGCAGACCAAAGCATTTCCATTGACTTTCGTGTTTCTGGTCTCATTGATTAGTAAGGAGTTGCATCTCTTCCGACCCATATAATATACCACCTGCATTGCAGTTACGGCAATAATTGTTAAGAGATCGGTCTTTGGAACAGTTGGTTCTGAATGGGTTGAACTTATCCAACCATACAGTTTCTAGGTCATAATCAAAGATATTGGCAAGATATTCAACCTCTTGCCAGTTATTGTCACAAGGTAAAATACCACCACTAGTGTCTATAACCATTTTATATGATGGTAGATAACAAGGTTTCTTAATACCTTCCGAGTAACTTCTTTGGTTGAAGTTTACATTCTCACCCTTCTCATAATAATTAATGATATCCATATCAATATCTGGTAGATCCATGGGTTCGTATAGACTTACTCTAGGACGAATATGTCCTAAATGATCTACAACATCATGAAGCTTATATCCATTAGTGATAAGGAGAACTCTATTATCAAGTTTTTGAAATTTATCTAGAATTTTCTTGATATGTGGGTGCATTGTGGGTTCACCCATACCACAAAGAGTGATCTGATTATTGTAATTTGATAGAAATTCTACGAGTCTGTCTACAGTTTCCAAACTTACAAATTTTTCCCTAGTGTCTTCAGTTTTGAATCCCCAATCATGAGGGCAAAATGAACATGAACGATTACATGCAGTTGTGACACACAACTCGACACTTCGTAAGGTTGAATTAACTAGGTTGGCGTTCTCTACTTTGTTGAACGTCTGATAACGATTCATAGGATTTGAATGTGTTTAGATCCATCAAAGACATACGATGGAGTCCATTAATTGTTCTGTATTGAAATCTATCCAAGAAAGATTCTTTGTTCTTCAACAACACAAAGTTGGCATTTGAAGGAGAACACTCGTATTTAGATTCAATGTAATCCCTGGTATCGACCATCCGCACTACATGTTCATCAATGAGGGAGAGAAGTTCAGGACCAATTCTCTCTACAATAGTATTTACTACCCCCGAAGGACGTAGTTGCTGAAGTCTCCAAATAACATGATGATTACCAAAACAATAACCGAAGCGAAGACCAGGTAGAGCAAGAGACTTGCTAAAAGTTTTGCATACGAGAACGTTGTTTCTGGTAATAGCCAGGTCGAGAGCTGAACAGGTGGGAACGCAGAAGTCTGCGTAGGCTTCATCGATGATGACATACTCAAAAGCATCACATAGTGACTCTAGTATATCTCGATCTATTACTTGTCCATCTTGCCCGTTAGGATTTGCAACATAAAGAACATCTGCACGAAGATCAAGACCTTGATAGTATTTGATGCAGTTGACTTCACAAAATCCTGTTGCCATCATCCATGTGGGTGTGACAATGGAGAACGTTTTGTCTCTGAAAATGTTAAAGATCCGAGGAATAAGTTCCCCAAGACCCATACCAATGGCAATGTTTGTTTTAGGGACACCATAGAATTCACTCAGATCTTCATAGATCTTTGGTTCATTGGCGTATTGACTGAAACCATTACCATTCTCTCGGATCAACTCACTTACCTTAAGGGCGTGAATCTGATCGTAACAAATGTTGTTTGATAGATTGATCTTGGTGTTTTTGTCTTTGTGGATGTACCAGGGAACTCTTTCAAACATCTGTGAAAATGGGGACCAGTTCTACGTTTTTACAGTTGGTTTCGTTCCTGATGTGCCTTTCCCACATCATTGCGTCACGAATATCGAAGAAAGTCGCACGTTGAGTTGCAGTTCCTTTCTTCTTGGGTTTGTCATACTGAACGACGTACTTCATGCGATGTCAGGAAGAACTTCACCTTCGAGTTCTGCAAGTTTTGCAGTAGCGAAACATTCTACCATTGTCCAGAATAGTTCACCACTCATTACGTTTTCATCGCAGAAATACTCTGCGGTATCTTCCAGAAGACCTTGGAAGTGGCGGAGGGTGTCGCGTTCGACGTACATAGGTTTGATTGCGTTACCAACGTACTATAACCCCATCCAGGTCAGTCGTCAAGCTCGTCCCAGTTAAAGTCCCCTATTTCGTCAGCATTCGAGTTGTTTTCTTTAGATTTGGAGTTCTGGTAACCAATTCCCTGTAGGTAGGACCATGCTTCGGTTTGATCCTCGGCTCTGAGATTCCTTAGAGTCTTAGATCCTTTCAGTAGATAGTCGATCTTAGGAGTGTTTGTACTGATTGTTGAATTCATATCACTCTCAGCGGCAGTAATGGCTGAGGTCAAGTTATTACACTCACTATTACTTGGATTTGGTGATGGTGGAGCTATTGATGTCATTGACACCTCTCCAGAAGTCATGGTTCCACCAACACTAAGCGTTACAGTAAATCCCTCGGGTACATATACGGCAGGACCTCTAGTTTCACCATCACTCTCTGCCCACTGGGGCCATGATGATGCACCAACCCAATACTCTTCAAAACTAGATCCTACATCAGGTTCTGGTTCCTCTTGAACTTCTCTCCACGTCTTAGTTTTTTCAGGATCACCATTATTTTGTCTTTCTAGTACATGTCCTTTACCATAATCACTCTTACCTTGAATAGTACCAATTTTCACTGGATCAATCGGATTTGCAGCAGAGTCAAACTCAATATCTCCTCCTTCATTTCTAACAAAGGTGAAAGAACTCTGAACACCTGCTATTTGAGGACTCGTACTAAGAAATGCAGCTTGATATGTAGAAACGATACCTACAGTAAAGGTTACATTACTAGCACTACCATTAACAGTTCCATCAATCGTTGCAACTTTTGCTGTTACTTCACCACCATTACCACTGTTATTGCCGTCAATGGAGAATGGTATGTCAACAGTAGAAATACCAGTAATCTTTACTCCATTGGCAGGCAACAGTCCATTACCAGAAAAATCATAGATAAAATCTCCTACCGAAGCATAATCAAGAACAGTTCCCTGAACGGCATCAGAATAGATTTTATTATCAACTGAAGTGCAGAATCCAGTAAAATCTGATCTAATTCCAGGATATGAAGTGGTTCCTAGACCAACAACAGTAGGTAAGTTTCCTGTTATAAAGATTTGGGGTTCATCTAAGTTGTCAGTTACAAAGTCTCCGTTTTTAACACCCTTGAGTAGAGTTGAAGTCCCATCTAGTTCATACTGAGTATCTGAATCAAATATTACAAGAACCGTAGTAAATTGATCAATGTTTGCAGTTTCTATTTCTGCTGTAACATTAGAACCATAGTCTCTATCTTTAGGATACCTGTAATACTTAAGTCCATATCTATTGAGTTGAACTCTTTGTGCTGGATCCTTTTCTACCTTCCAAGTTTGTGTTTCAATGTCTCCTTGAAATGCTTTTGAAGTGAGAGTTTTACTCTCTTGCAATACCCAGGTGAGGTCACTTAGACAACCTGCACTAATTCTTGCCTTATACGCATCTGCAACTGCTTTAATTTTTGTATTGATCTCTTGAATCATGGGATAATTTTTCTTATCACACTTTTCAATAAGTTCATCATACTCATCAAGGATTGCGTCCTTAATTGCAAGTAGTTCTTCTAGTTGATCTACCTGACCTTTAATCTGAGTAGATTGATCACGAAGTCTTTTTTCGATATCTTTAGGATCTGCAGCCATTATACTTCTTCCTTACTATCAAGTACATCTAAAATAGAATCTGTGGACTTCATAGTCTCAATTCTAGAAATGAGTTCTGCAATAACACTGCAAACCATGGGACGTTCTTGTCTTGCAGCAAACGCTAATGCGTTGCGAAGGGATTGTTCTGCTTCTTTAAGTGAATCTTCAACTGATTGTGATAATGCCATTATCCGTTTACTCCTTTTCTGTAATCGTAATGATAACCAACGATAGAACGTTGATCCCGTCCAGGATAGTCTTCAATCTTTCCTTCATACTCAACCACGATCTTATCAACATCTTTTCTTTCACCAAAGACCACATAACTACAGTTTACTGCGCCACCTTGATTATTTAGAACCTTGATTCTAGTCCCCCAGTCAGTAATCTCATAATATAGTTCTTGATATACTCCGATTGGAGTTAGTTGAACTGTAATACTTTCTGAGTCAACTAAACCTTTCCAATATTCGGGGAGTTCAATATAGTTACCACCTTTAAGTTTACCACGATAATATACCGCAGCCTCTGGTCCTTCTATACAAATATGTGTTAGTCTCCAACCTTTCTTGGTTGGGTGATGCATATCAAACCCTTTTGGTGGAGATGCAGCTGCAGCAGCAATTTGACCAGTTAACCATGCACAGTTAATAACACCAGCAACATTTAATACTCCGTTGACGTTATCTACACCATTCTGTACCTTAACCGTGTTACCAATCTTTAGAGCGTTGGCAATATCAATGCCATTCTTAAGACTCAGTGCGTTCTTAATTGTAGTTCCAAGTTTTGTAGTCAGACCAGTGAATGTACTGATTGAGAATACATTTAAGATACCAAAGATGTTGGTGATACCCAGAACTTCTAAGGATGCAGGACTACCTAGTGATAATATTGGTGGTCCAATCATGCAGTTTGCACGAGCAATACCAACAGAAAATGGCATACCGATGTAAACTGGTCCGTTTAGAACAGATGTTCCTGGTAAGAGTCTGGATGATGCATCTAAAAAAGAAGTGTCAACAGCACCGCAAACAAATTTATCACCAGCGTGTAGAATAGGAGTAGCCATAATTTAACTTGCACACTCTAAGAGTTGTTTGAATTTTTTAATTGCTTGCATGATCTGTCCTAAGAAAGATGCTTGCTTTTCGTCAGTTGCTTGAGACTGGGTATTCTGAAGTTTTGCGTGACTATTAACTGTAGATCCAGTCATACCAACGTCTTGGGTTCCATTTATATTTACTTTGGTTGCAGAAACAGATGTGACTGCAGATTTTGTAGCAATCTGCTTACCCGCAGTTATAGTACATTCTCCTGATGGATCTGAAGCTTGAATTCTAATGTTCATTCCTTTCAGAACAATATCTCCAGCCATTGCATCAATATGGATATCTCCATTTTTTGCACGAATAATCTTTGCAGGTTCATCTTTTCCTACATCCTGGCCGCAAAGTTCATAACTAGTTCCATAACATAGTTGAAAATGAGATCCATCAGTGCAGAATCTAATGCCCTGAAGACTATCAGTAATTACTTGCCAGTCGATAGTACGGCCATCACCACCGTCCACGCCAGACTTGAATTCAAATCCTTGGTATTTACAGTAAAATTCTTTGGGTTGAGACACTAAACGTCAGTCAATTTTTTACTATTTAGTAACCATACCCGCCGCCTCCAGAGCCGCCTCCTCCAGATGGTGGTGGTGATGGTGGTGGACTCGATGGAGGGGGACTGGATGGTGGTGGAGTTGGGTCTGGTGTAGGAGTAGGTGCGGGTGCAGGTGTAGGTGATGGAGCGGGACTTACAGTGGGCGCAGAACTCTGTGCAGTTGGTGTAGTTGTGGATCCCGACAATGGCGTCAGAGTTGCTGTAGCATCACCACTTGCAGCTTGCGTTGGTGTTATATTCATAGCAAACAGACTCTGTTCCTTGGTGTCATAGATTGTTGCATGTGGTCTATTGACATGCACTGGACCTACCATTCTCTTGCCTTCATGTTCATGATATGGTCCATAGTATGGGAATCCATTGACCCAACCAACAAAGACTAGATCTCTTATGCCAACACAATCGACAATAGTTCTGATACTTCCGATACCAACATCTTGGTTATCAAAGATGTATTGAGGTTGATATTCTGTAACGGGGAATGCATTAGCACCACTTCCCGTATCTGTAATGATTTCAATTTCAGGGGTGGTTGTAAATTGAATATTACATGGTGATATGTCTTTAATACCAATGATTGAACCATTTGCAGTTAAAATTGGTTCGTAGTAACAATCATCTCCGATTTGAATATAATCACCATCAGTGTATCCAATACCAGGATTTTCAATAACAATATCAGTAACAATACCAACTGGAATAGTACTGATGCCTGGATCCGAATCACCAGGAATAATAACTATATCGTCTGGACCATCATCATCTGGATCTCTTACACATTGACCATCAATGCAAACATATCCTTTCTGGCAATCTTTATCGGTTGAACATGTTTGAACACAATGCCCATCAACACAAGTATATCCTGCAGGGCAATCGTTCGTATCATTACATCCAGGAACACAATATCCATCAACACAGACGTATCCTGTTGGGCAATCTGTACTATCTTCACATGTTGGTGGTAGATCTGGATCTGGGGGTGGTTTAGGTAGTGTTATCGATAGATCTGTTGGGCAATATCCAGAACCAGCATTTGTGACATAGATGTCACTTACAGCTCCATTCGTAACTCTTGCTTTTGCAGTTGCACCCTTTCCGTAATTTGTATTATCTATAATCTTAACTTTAGGTGCATCCTTGTATCCCGATCCAGGACTCGTTACAACAACCGTAAGAACTTTTCCTGTGTTTGGATCAATAACTGGTACAGCTGAAGCACCCGAACCTTCACCGTAAATGATAATTTCTGGTGGAATACACTTATAAAACGTATGACCAGGTGGTACTCTGGGTGCATCCCCTTGAGTTGTTGGATTGGTATTTTTATCTCTACAATCAGTAAATGGTGTATCTCCACCGTACAGGGATAATAATCCAGCGACATCATTTATTTCATCACCAAATCCACCAAGAATATCAATATTTGCAAGAGTCTGTGCCCAATCATCTGTAGATGGGAATTCAATCTTACCGAATGGATCCCATGTTCCAGGTGTGTTGCAGAGTAGGCCATCACAATTCAAGAAACTTAGCAATTGTTGGATCATACCAACACCCTCTCGGATGTATCCACTAATTTCACCAATTCCTCCAGCTAACCAATCAAGACCACTCATGATGTCCCCAAGAACATCTTGCATCATCTCTTCAAGTTTACCGATTGTTGCAGCAAGAAACTCTTCGACTGCACAAGCAGCAGCATTGAAAGAATCGCCAATCATCTCATTGATGAGTCCTTGGAGAAATTCTTCCATTGGACCAAAGAGTTTTTCAAATAAACAGAAGATGAGATCTAGAATCTGTTTTGCCGCCTCAGATATTTGCAACCACTGAGGTAGAGGTATGGTGATTGCAAATACTTCAAATAAACATCCAACTAATTTAACAATATTTTCCCTAATACCATTAACAACGAATCTAACGAGACCCATTGTTAATCTAGCAACCGATGCTACAGATGAACTAACATCTACAATTAAGTTTCTTACTGGATCAATATAACCTAATGCGGTTGATTCTAAACCGTTAATGAATCCAAGGAAACTATTAAGTCCTGATTGTATTTGTGCAAGAATATCAGTTAAACATCCATTGGGTTTAGTAACGGGTCCTGCATCATGAAATGCTTTGATAAGTGCAAGATCCGCATTAGTTTCACCAAATAATTCATCTTGTTTATCATCTGGCGTGTTATACGCTGCACCAGGAATTTTAGAACCATCAAATGCTAATGAAACACTAAAAGGGGAATCTACGTTACCCTGTGTATCAAGTGCATTGCCCCCGTCAAAGTTAAATGCTGGACCAGATTCTACCCTCTGTGTAGGAATTTCGTTTGTTGTAGCACTGGGGCGTTTCTTTCTTGTGGAAGTTTGTGAAAGAGTACCCTCCATACCTGTAAAAGGTTTGAAGGGTGATTTTATTTTTAAGTTTTGTACTGCTTTAGTTCTATAGAAACAAGAGACAACAACTGGTTGTTGTCCCTCCTCTCCATCCAGGAAGAATCCTAAAACAGATTCTCCGCCGACGAGTCCATGTGTCTTACCAAAACCACCCTGTCCAGGAGCACCAGAATCGGCACTAGTTAGGATATGCGCCCAAGGTAAATCTTCATTGGGTAATTTTGTATCGTCAAAACTATGATACCCAATGATTCTAACTTTACATCTATAAGCCCAGCCTTCACCAACTTCGGTATCGACTCTAGACTCAGAAGTTCTCCACACATCAGCAGGAGCGACTTGACCGATCCACCAGATGAATCCGTCTTTGCCTATAAAATTAGATTTTAATATGGACTCGTCAATCATTTAATTAATTGTCGTGGGTTTTACACTCTGGAGCGCCTGGTTCCATTTCGCAGAATAGTTCTAGTGGAGATGGATCGTGATGATCTCCTGCAGCAATTTCTTTTTTGTGGTTCTCTGCGTAAACTTCTAGTTCGTGAAGTTCACCTTCGATGTGACGACGTTGTTGAGGTGAGGTTGTTGGATCTTGAAGGATCTTCTTATCTGCCTCAATGTGGGCTTCGATGTTTTCCATGGGTTTTTTTGTTAGTTATCTGTGAGACCGTATGAATCACGAATTAAACTTAAGTAAGTTACGTTCGCGTTTGCTTCAAAGTGATGTCTTAGACCTTTTATTAGGTATTTGCCACTCTGCTGTGAGTCTTTCTCCGCTTTGTCGGAAATACTAACTTTTGGAAACGTTGCGGCAATTACATCACCTACCTTCAATCCTATGTTACATGGTACTACCATATTTAGTGACTGAGTGAAGAGCAAATTATATCTAGCAAAAGATTTTGCCATATCAGCAATATCTCTACCAGAGTCGGCAGCAATATCGCCAGTATCTAGGATACCTCGATCAGCTGTTCTGACTAGAATTCTTGATGGAGAACTTTCAAATCCTCCAGGGACATCTATGTCATCCTGCTCCCCTAGTTTATCAAGGATTTCGTCTTTTAGGTCATATTGATAGTAATCTGTTCGGTTTTCATAAAGATCGAAGAGAAATGTTACGTTTGAATACATTCCTGTCCTTAATGAACTTATAAGATCAATATTTTTTGCTAACTTATAGTCTAGAATTTTGTATTCTACTGCAAGTGTATTGTGTTCTATAGAATTAGAATATGTATATTCTGCAACTGGTTGATTTGTGCTATCTACACCTCCGACAAGTTTTTCGATACTCTTAAAGTTAAAACCCTCAGAATTTTCATAAAAGAAATATCCCGCAACACCTGTAGCTTTTGCTCCGTTTGTACCAGATTTTCCAGCAACAGGAATACCTTTAGGTAATAACCAAGTCAGAATGTAAAAAGGTTTCTTTTGATTCCCAATAAAACTATAGGTATTTGATGTCTTTTCTATATTCTTAGATTCATAATTATTCGTTTTAAGAACATCTTTCAGAATAGATGTTACGTGTTGATCAATAGTAAGTTTTTGATATTTTGTTTCACATCTAGTGGTCTCATTGGTGAGACCTTCTCTACTTATAAGTTGCAATGTAAATGTTTCTTTCATTCCATCAGCAGCATAATTTTCTATCTTCTTTACATAAAAAGCTTTATCTCCATCTCTATCAAAATCACCACTAGCAGTTCTTAATTTTATAACTACTTTTTCTCCACCACGGATTGGTAAGGAATTGACTATTCTACTTCCAAGATCCACAGTGATGGACATTGTGCAACATGGAGACAAGATGTCTTCAAAGTAATTAATATTCCTGATACCACTAGAAAAATCTACACGGTTTCCATTCGCAGAAATTATTTCTGCGCCTATTACGTCTAATCCTGATAGTGCTACTGACATCTTAAGTAGTTTGTAAGTTGTTTAGTTGAAATATTCCATGCATTTTTAATGCAACGTCATAAGATGATGGACCTGCTGAGGTCATTGGAGGCGGAGCAGATGACACCATCTGTGGTGGTGAACTCTGCGCCGGCACTTGATTTCCACCCTGCTGCATAATAATAATGTTATTATTTGGTGAATTGTAAGTTGTATATTGATTTATACCAGAAGCATCGGACAGTCCTCCACCAAAATCAACTTTACCTTCTATTAGTTTGTTTGGATCTAGTCCAGGATATTCTTTCTGAAGTCTCTTAAAGATATATTCTTCGGGTGTTATTCTTGGCATTGCACCTTTAGGCATGCTAAATTCTACAGGACCATCATCATATTCCACAACAGTTCTACCCATTGGTCTTTCCTTAGGCGATCTACCCATAAGTTGTTTAGCAAAATCAAGATTTTTTGCATCTTCTATAGATTGTTTTTTTGATGCTTGTCGTACCTGTGACAGTGCTGTGGATTCTGCTTCGCCACCTCGCATTGCACTCTCTGCGTCACGTTGAGCACGAACTGCACTGGGTGTTGATCCAGATCTTACTTGTTCACGTCGTAACTCAGGTTGTCTTACTTGGCGAGGTGTTTGACTTTGGAATATATTCTCGGCGGGCCCTGCAACAGGCATTTCTTCGGGTTTCATTTTCTTTTTAATTACCCTGGGAGTTCTTACAACAGGAGGAACTGTTTGTGCAGGTCTTGATGTTGTTGGTGGTACTGCTGGACCTTGTGGTACTCCTGATCTTGTTACGGGATTTCTTGTAACTGGGGTTACAACTCTAGGTTGGACTGATCTTCCTTTAGCAGCAAGTGGAGAAAGAGTTGCTGGTGCATTAAAAACGGCATTAGCAATCGCTAATTGTTGTGCAGTTTTTTCATATGAGTCTGGTGTTAAGGCTGGATTAAATGATATTTTTGGTGTTAAGTCTGGACCACCGAAAATACCAAGACGATTTCCTGCAGTTGGACCAACTTGTATGAGTCCTTGTTCTGTTTGTATAACTTGTTTTTCTCCAGTTTCTTTATACTTTCTTAGAGCCTCTTGGGCCTGCGGTTGCACTGAATCTGGTATTTCCCTACCAGTAAAACTTGTTAATCTTTCTCCAAGAAATGGAACCTCAAAATCTTCTTTTGAAGCTTTTGCAAAATTAAGTTTCGGTAGTAATTCGGAAAATCTATCAACTACCTGATCAAATTTATCTAACGTTAATCCGAGTGGATTAACTTTAGTTTCTTCTGCTAATTCTTTATCAGCTTCTTGACTAACTTTATCTTTACCAACAACACCAGTGAGTCTATCTGCTGCACCACCGGCCAACATAGAACCACCGAATCCACCAGCAATTCCACCGAGAAATCCACCGATAGCAGCACCAGGGACAGCACCCACACCACCAAATAAGGCACCAATTCCAGCACCTAATAGAGCACCACCTTTTGCACCTGCATATGCACCAGCAATACCACCAGCAGTGGATGCAGCAGTTCCTGTTATTGCCTGTGTCTGTGTTTGTCCTTCAGATACTCTTCCCCCATACTCAAGTCCTGCCATTGCAACACCGAGCACTCCACCTGCTCTGGGAATACGTACACCTCCACCTCTACCAAATTGAGGCATTCTACCAAATCTTCTATTTCCGGCTCTATTTCCAAATCTTCTTCTATATCTTTGTTGTGCTCTTCTGGATGGTGGTCCACCACGACGGCCACCTCTTCCGCCACGTCCACGACCACCACCACCTCCTCCAAAACCTAGAAGATCACCGAGTAATCCTAAAAGACCTCCGCCTCCTCCACCACCCAGATTTTGACTTGCAATCCCATAAAAGTCAGTTTTTATGAGTTTCTTTAATTTTCTTTTATCAATTTCAGGTTTACTTATCCTCTTAGCTTCTTTTCCAATGAACGTTGAAGTGCGAACAAAGTTCAACTCATTGAGTTTCATCGATCTCTTGGATCTGACCGCGAGATTCAATACCTTTTTAGCCTTACTTCTTACTTTTGGAGTTAGATTATTTACTGACATTATCCTACCGCAACGTTAAGCATTTGATGAGTTAAAATCACTGATGCATTATCAGGATTGTGTACAGGTAAGTTAAAATCAATATTTTGAACTTCTGATGGTGTTGTTGCTGGTGGTGGCGATGAAGATCTTTGTGGTGGGGTAGATTCACTAGGAACTGGAACCATTGCAACATTATTTGACCCAGGTACTTGTTGAATGAAATTCGTTGATTTTGGATCAGCAAGACTTAGTTTTTGTGCTTTGGGATCTGGTTTTACTTCTTCAACTGGTTCAACTGATGGTTTTGCTGGTTTTGGTGGACTAAGATCAACGGTTCCTGATCGAGCACCTCGGATATCACCATGTCCAGTAGTCATAATAATTTTTCCATCTTTATCAACCATATCAACAAATGCACCATAACCCCCACTTTGACCATATCTGAGTTGAGCGTCTTGCATAGTTGGCATTAAGATTTCAGCACCTTCTGCACTCTTTCCACGTCTACCTTTTTCATCAGAAATTTTAGGAATATAGTAATCAATACTATCATAATCTGCATGTAAGGAATGACTATGAGCAGCATGTACTTTTTTGAGTAATGCAGTTTTTTCCTCAAGAGAAGCATTAGGATCATATACAGTGCCAGCGACTGCATCATTGGAAAATTCTATTTCTCTTCCTCTAGCAGCATATCCCTTAGCAAGTTGATCCAATAGTTTAATACGATCTTCTAATGAAGTATCCTTTGAAAATTTAGTGTCAAGATGATATTCAGTACCCGCACCAATTTTACCTTCGGGACCTGTTACCAATCCTGTACCATATACCCCATCCCCAAATCTTGATGGATCAATCTTATAACTACCTGCACGACCATCATCTTCGCCATCCTTTCCATCTCCAGGTTTAACTTCTTTAGGATCACCCTCACCACTAGCGGCAGAAGAACTTAATGATTCTAAAGTCGAAATAGCTTCGTCAAATTTATCTAAAACACCATCAAATTTTGTAATTAGTTCTTGACTTATCCCTTCCGATGTTTGTTGTTTTTCCTCGTTTCGGCCGATAAATCTACTACCAGCAGCTAATCCACCACCAAGTAGACCTAGACCCAATAATCCTAGACCTAACTTACCACCTCTGCCTCTAGGCACCCTAGTTCTAGGTCTAGGTCTTCTAGGTTGACGTTGTTGCCCTCTTCCTGGTAAAGGTAATCGTGGTAATTTAAAACCACCACCTCCCATATTGGCAAGTTCATTCTTTAACTTCAGGAAGTCTTTGATCATCTTTTTGACGAACTTCCTGATAGTAACTACAGTATCTCCTGTAGATTTTAAACTATCTTGATATAATTGAATCGCTTTATCAAATCCTTGGATCTGTTTAGGATCTGCAAAGAATTTAATATAATCTAATGCCTTTTGGTAGAGTCCTAAGAACTCCGACATTATTTTATTCGGATCTTCCTCAGCTTCTTTTCTACCAAATACATTTGTTACGTTAGTAATTCCGCCCTGAATTACATTCTTAACACCACTCGTTATATTTTCTACATTACTAATAATATTAGAAGAAATAGTTTGAAGAAGAGCTGCAATGTTTGGAACTCTTGGCGCTACAGTAGATGTTCCTGCTCTCTTAAATCCTGCAATATTATTAGCGGCACTTTCAACTACACCAGAACCTAAGGTCTGACCTCCAGACATACTCTCTGGAGATATTTTTCCAGCAGATCTGGGAGCTGCTACACTTAGATTTGGTAAGTTACTAACCGCCATTAGCTTGTTGTGCCTTTAGGTTTTCTTCTTCAATGTGAGATCTCAATAGGGCAAGATAAATGTCTCTTTCCCAAGGCATCATGTTTTCAATCTCAGTCAAGCTATATTTATGGAACTGCATCAAAGCGAAGTTGATTCTAAAATATGCCTCAAGATTAACATGAGACATTATCAACCGAAAAAACTCGTTAACCCCTCCAGCGTTACAGTATTTTCTTTCTTGGTCTTAGGATTCTTGACTGTAAAGGTGTGACTCAGTTTTGGCATGGTTTCAAAGAACTTTTCAACCATCTTAAACTGAGAAGAATTCATCCCTTCAATAAACTCTAACAGTTCTTTCTTGGTACAGTCTTTAGCAGACCAGGCATCTTCTGCAGTGAAAATAGTATCGATGCATTCTGCAATAATTTCAAATGATCTTTCAATAGTACTGATTGATTCCTGTTCATTAAAATCAAAATTATTTTTAATGAATTGATCCAGTGATGGATACTTCATTTTCAATACAACGGAATCGTCCAACTTGATCTCTGGGGAATGTCCTTCCTCAAACTGAACATCTACTTGGTCAACATAAATTTTGACAGGTACTTCTGTCTCACCATCATCTTGACAAGTAACAATCAATTCAATCGCTTCTCCAACTGATTTACCACGAACATTCAAGAAAAGATATTCAATATCAAAAGAGGGTAGTTCTTCTACTTTAATACCCCTAGTTTGAATACACTCAGACAATACTTGTTTGATTGCCATGGTAATTTGTTTTACATCTTGACTTTCGAGAGCGAGAATCAAGACCTTTTCTTCTTTGACCAGAAAAGGTCTATATTTAACTTTTTTTCCTGTAGAGGGTAGTGTCAACTCGTAGGTTGGCGCAGCAATCTTAGGTAATGGCATAGAATTTCAACTCAGTAATTTTATTTATCAAGCAATTTTGTCCGATCCGCCCAGGAGGTTACCATCTTGGTCTGCGAAATCTCCAATAGCGAATCCTGGTAGTCCCTTAAGTTGTGTAAAACTTTCTAAACTCAAGTTCCGTGGTACTGAAACTTGTCTACCAGGATCGTGTTTCATGGTGGTGTATCTATCATAGTTAAAGACAATATCAACTTTTGCAATTTCACTTCCACCATAATTCAAATTAACTGCAGCAACTTGAATGGGGAATGCATTAACAAACTGATAAGTCAGTAATCTACTTTCTTGTTCATATGGGTATATACTGTTCTTACCTAAATGAAATCCAGCATTTCTTTCAAACTTAGTAATAGTAATATTTCTCTTGTAATCCTCTGGATATCTCATTCTCAAATAGGCTTGGCTACCCTGGGCTTCCTGTCTGAATAAACTTCCTGCAGGACTACCATTAATAGTTTTTCCTTTAGTAGTAACAAGTGGATTGATAAAATTCATCCACTCTTCAAATAGTCTAATAACATTATACTCACTATCAACATAGAATGAAACTGCAAATTGAGTAAACTGTCTAGCTCTTGCAAATGTCTCAGTAACTCCTTGAAATCCACCCTTTTCTGTTGCTAGATCAAACTGAGTTCCTGGCAACTGAGCTTGATGACACAGTAGATCATACTTCAGTGCTTGATCGTTAGCATTATCTCCAAATATTCCACATTCTCTAAACCACTGATTTAAATCATTATCAGCAACATCTGTTCCAGTACCACTCAAAAATAAATTTAGTTTGAATTGACTGGACATGGCAATCTCGCCCAGGTAGTCCATAACACCGCCGATGTTACCCTGAGCTGCAGACGATTTGCCCTCCGTCATCCTAATGTGAAGAGGATCAACCCTATATCTGTACAGATTTTCCGCCACTATAAATATTTTTTAAGGATCTATACTATGTATATGAGTTACAAGGGAAAATATCGACCAGAGAATCCCCGAAAGTATAAAGGTGACCCAGCAAATATTGTTTATCGTTCACTCTGGGAACGAAAGTTCATGAGATACTGTGATCTCAATGAGAATGTAAACCAGTGGCAGTCTGAGGAATTCTGTATTCCATATATCTCTCCTATTGATAATAAAGTTCACCGATACTATCCAGATTTCTTTGTCCGATACACCGATAAGTTTGGTAAAAAAAGATCGATGGTGATTGAAGTCAAACCACAAAGAGAAGTGGAAATGCCTGAACAGAATCCTAAAAGGAGGACGAAACAGTGGGCATATAAAGTCAAGACCTGGGCAGTTAATCAAGCAAAGTGGAAAGCAGCTCAGGAGTTCTGTGATGATAGAAACTATGAATTTAAGATCATGACAGAAAAAGATCTAGGTATCAAGTAATGCCAAGAAAAACTCTAAAACAAAAAAAAGCAGAGCAAGACCTTGCGGATCTAATTGGAAAAGGTGATGATCCTATCCTGAGTGATGATAGGATTAGTCCGATTAAAGATAAAATCAATGCAGAACAAGACGTAGAAGATCGCATGATGTTGATCATGGATGCACTGCAATATACAGTAACACCTGTACCTGATCAGGGAAAATATTACACGTTTTTATATAAGGCAAAGACAAAAGATCTCAAGTATGATCAACACCCATTGATCGAATGTCTAGAAGTATTTCGATGGGGATTCCGAGGATACAATATACACTTCAAAGATCCTAGAAACTACACCTGGGCAGAAATGCAGAGTAATTTATATGAGGTTACTTCTACCGAATTACCTGTATTGACTTCTATATCTTATGCAAAATATATACGTTCTCCAAAGTAGTCTAAATAATAAACAAGAACTTCATTACTTACTATAAGTGGCAGTAGAAACTTTAAAAGAAGGAATTGAAATAACAGCAACTGATGGTGATGTAATAACCTTTAAAATTCAGGTGGACACTGATAATAATAAGTATATAGTGGTGCCTACCTCAGAGGTGCTTTCAAATGGATCAAAAACTTTTGTCCCCACTTCTCCAGTTTTTGATAATGATACATGGCAACAAACATTTAACTACTTTAATATTGATGATACAGGTAGAGAAAAACTTCAAACTCAATTGAATGATGCTGCTACAAAAGCAAGTACCCTTTATAATTTTCCGCCACCTGCATGGTCAAAACCAGGAGCAGCTGACCCATTTGATAATTCTCCTGCAAACGCAAATCAAACGAATCAACCGAGTCCAACTGGTATCCAAGGTCTCTTAGAAGATGTGGGCGAGTCACTCGCAACTGGCGGCGGCACTCAACCTAACATAATTGATACAGTAACAAATCTAGGAGGAGTCTTTGATCCAAATAATATCAAAGCAATTGGAACAAATGACAAATATAAAGCAGGATTTTCTGGAAGTAAACTTTTAGTATATCCTCTTGCGTTGAAAGGGAGTACATTAGAAACGCATAGAGACACTTGTGTAATATCAATGTTTAATTATGTTGCTCCAAATCAAGACGAATTTTTTACCAGTGACAGCAAAATTTTTGAAAAAGGACTTACTGACTCATCAAACTTATATAATGATTCAAAAGGAAGATTAAAAGAAGGTTTGGGTAAAGTGATATTACCGATGCCACAAAGTTTTGAAGAAAAAAGAGAAGTTCAATATGGTGAAGATACCATGAACACTCTTGCTGCTGGAGTAACTCAGGATGTTCTTCAAAATCAAGGTCAATATTTAGCTGCTGGAGGATTTGGTGGACTCGTTGGTGCCGGCGTAGGGTTCCTAACTGGTAGTGGAGGTAATAGTAGTATTGGAATTGGTGGAATAGGTGGTGCTGCAAGAGCAATGATTGGAGCAAAAGCTTTGGTTACTGGTATTCAAGGTCTAACTACAGAGGGAAATCAATCTGGTAAAGCACTTTTGAATTCAGTAATGTCCAGTAATATATTACAAGCGGCGGGGATAAATGTTTCCGCAGAAACAATTCTAGCAAGAGGTGCTGGTATTGTTCCAAACCCTAACATGGAGTTATTGTTTAGATCACCACTCCTTAGAAACTTTGGACTTGCATATAGACTAACTGCAAGGAGTAAAAGCGAGGCTAAAGAAATTAGAGAAATTATTAGATTCTTTAAACAAGGAATGTCTCCTAGAAATTCAAGTACAGGTAATAATTTCTTTATTAAAACACCAAATGTTTTTGGAGTAGAATTTAAAACTACAGATAACAAGAGAAATATATCATTACCCAAATTTAAAGTCTGTGCCTTACGAGGATTTAGTACAGACTACTCTCCAGATAAAATGTGGGCTGCATATGATGATGGTCAACCAGTTTCTGTGACAATTGTTTTGGAGTTTGGTGAACTGACTCCGATATATAGTGGAGACTTTGAGAATTTACCAGAAGAAGACATCGGTTACTAAAAACTCATGGCATATTTCAAAAATCTACCAAATATAGAGTATGTTAACAGATTCAAAGGATCGAAGTCCAATGATGAAGTTACTGTAGCGAAAAACTTATTCAGAAGAAGTAAACTCAGAGAAGATCTAGAATCAGTCTTCACCACATTCGATTTCTACAAAGTAGAAGAAAATGAAAGACCAGAACAAATTGCTAAGGCAGTATATAATGATTCTGGACTGGATTGGGTTGTAAAACTCGTAAATAACATTCAAGATTATTACAGTGATTGGCCTCTGAATAATTCAGAACTTCATAACTATATGATGGAAAAATATGGTGATGAGGATAAACTATTAGAAATTCATCATTACGAAACTATACAAACCGCAGACTCTTTTGGTAGATTATTAGTTCCTGGTGGTTTGGAAGTAGATAAGTCTTATTATGATGCACCTCAATATGAAGGAATTACTACAAATCCACCAGGAGTAACCTTTCCAGTAATCACTCTACCTGGTATAGGTGCCACTATCTTGACATCTGTTCAAGACTTTGTTGTAAATGCTGCATCAATTTCTAGCGGAGGTAGAGGTTATCCCAGAAATCCTAAGATTGGTTTTTCAGCACCACCAGAGACTATCGCAGCAACTGCAACCGCAGAAATAGAAAAGTTCCATCTTAGTGGTTTTAGTACAACAGTTGGATTTAATACTGGTGCGGGATATAGAAGTCCTCCCCTTGTGACAATTAGTCAACCATATCCATCCAGAAATGCAACTGGAATTGCAACTCTAAATGCCACAGGTAGACTTAATTCCGTTTCCGTAGTTGATCCAGGTATTGGATATGGTTTGACTGCACCTGCAGTAACGATTAGTTTACCACCAAATTATGTTGTTGGTGCAAGATATAGAAAAAAATCTCCTATTGGTGTGGGAAGTGACGTTGAGGGTATGGCAATCAAACCCGATGGTTATAAGATTTACACCGCCAGTATGACTGGTTCAAATCAAATCAAGGAGTTTTATCTTTCTACTCCATGGGATATTGATACTATTGCAGCAGGACCAACTTTAGATGCTAGTAGCCAATTCTCTTATTGTACTGGTATTGACGTTACAAATAATGGAGCTGCTTTGTTTGTAACTGGTGGTCTTAGTGGAACTCAGAAGGTTGCATATTATCAGTTAGTTGTTCCCTGGGATCTATCAACTGCAATTTATTCAACTTCATTTACATTAGATGCTCCTGGTGGAGTTAGATTCAGTGGAGATGGATTGAAAATGTTTATTCTGGATGGTAACAATCCAGATAGTATCAAAACATATAATTTAACTGCTGCATACAACCTTTCCAGTCCAACATTAGGTTCTACCACAAATATAGGTGGTCTTGTGCAGGACTTCGATCTAGTTGGATTTACTTTCGGAGATGATGGTAAAAAACTCTATGTTGTGGGTCAAGACTCTGGATCTATTCATGGATTTGATTTAGACGTTGCATATGATCTAAGTAATATCACTAATTCAGAAACTTTCTTTGTTGCTAACAGAGCAGATCAACCTACTGATGCATTTGTGCAAGAAGACACCAAAGAAACACTATGGGTTGTTGGTGAAGGTGATGATAAGGTTGCTCAGTTTGAAAATAGATCAAAAGGAAAAGCGACTTGCACGGTAGATTCTTTGGGTAGAGTTAATGGATTTAGTATTACCCAAACTGGATTTGGTTATACTACAACTCCTTCAGTAGCTATTGGTACACCTTTTACTGCGGTTGCTGCAGCGGCTACTGCAATACTTACACAGGGTGATAACGGATTCCACGTAACCTCTTTTGATATTACTCAGGCAGGATTTGGATATACAGTTGCTCCTCAAGTAACACTTGGACTTCCCCCAGTATTCAGATCTGCCGCTGGTATTACTTCAGTAAGTGGTAGGGAGTTGATATCTGTAACAATTACAGATCCTGGTGAAAATTATTATGATCCTCCTACAGTTACATTTGACATTGAACCAGAAGAAACGGTTGTAACAGAAGTTGGGGATATATACGCTGCGAATAATAAAGTTTATAGATGGAGTGGAACGCAGTGGGAACTTCAACTAACTAAGGCATTTGAATATATGGATAGTCAAGGAGTTATCCAAGAACTGAAAGGCAATAAGATTGCAAAACCAGTTACTAATTATGAATATGAAGTTGCTCGTAATGAACAAAAGAGAATCATTAGATTACCAAGACCAGAGTATATTACTTTGATTCAAGATGATCTAAGAAGATCAATGAAATATGATACAACTTTAAAAACTTCAGTTAATTCTAATCTTACTCAGGCATATAATCCTAAACTATCTGGAATATAAAAAAAGGAGGGTGTTAACCCTCCTTTCTAGTATCAGGACTCTGCGAGTTTCTGGAAGTAACTCAGTGCATCGTCTTCTTCTTCAGTTGTCTCTGTAGACGCTTGTGGAGTGATATCCGAGTCATTGAAACCACCACTTGCAGCAGGTGCATTGTAGGACTTGGACTCAGAGAAGTCACCCTTACGTTCACGTTCCCACTGTGCATCTTCTTCAACAGTTTCCTGATCTTGGAACTTAGGAGTACCTTTGTGACCAAGAACATAGTCAAGACGCTTCTTCAGATCTTCATAGGACTTGAAGTTCTTGAGATCAGTGAACTCATTCAGATCGTTCAAGTTCTTGTAGATGGACTCCAGTTTGTCATCATCATCCAGAAGAACACTAGGACTATCGAACTCAGACTTATCATAATTCCAGTAACCTTCGACCTTGCGGATCTTCAGTTTGAAGTTTGCACCACTCCAGAAGTCAAAGGGATTGATTGCTTCCTCATCAGCAAACTGAGGTTGCATTGCTTCGGTGATCTTGTCAAAGATCTTCTTACCGAACTTGTAGAGGAACACCTTACCTTCGTTGTGAGGGTTGGTGGGATCCTTCACCACATAGATGTTTGCGTAGTGAGACAGTTTGCGTTTCTGTTTACGTGCAATCTCTTTATCAGAGTCGCGACCACTGTTCCACAGGGTACGATTGTGTTCAGACACAGGGTCTTTCTGTCCCAGGGTAGTCAGAGAGTTCTCGATGTACCAACCACCAGGACCTTGGAAGGCATGACTCCAAACTTGGGCCCAGGGAAGTTCGCACCCTTCAGGTGCGGGAAGGAATCGGATCACGGCATAACCGTTACCTGCCTTATCGACTTCAGGTTTCCAGAGACGGTCGTCACCGTTGGACTCTCCACTATTAAGTTTTTCGACTTTCTTGATCAGTTTATCAGTCAGCGAACCAGCGCGGGACTGTTTCTTGAGATCAGCAAAAGACATGTTGTAGCTCCGTATTGTGTGTATTTGGCTTTTGGGACGACTTTATCTTACAGGTCGCAAGAAGGGATGTCAAGCCCTGGTTTTCAATCCCTTGGGAGTTCCTCAGGATTCTTCAAGTCTACCTCAAACAGGAGTGGATGGCACTCCTCCATGATCAGGTAGGAAGACCACCGATACATATCTTCTATTGTATATGTTTGATGGTCCTTTGCTTCTATTTGAATGTATGGATCATCCTGCATGATTGTAGGAAGATCGTCGAATGTAAATGGTATACCGTTTATAAAAAACATATCCACAATCTCACCGTTGTGATAACAGTATCTGGATGTGATTGTGTATTGGTAACTCATTTTACTCGTCTGCAATTTCTTCTAAGTAATCTAGTGTCTCGTCCATTTTCTCAAAGAATTCATTGATACCACTTTCGGGATCCATTCCCAACATGATAGCAGCTTCTTTGATCCTTTCTTTCATTTCCAATGCTTGTGGATCTTGAGAGAGTTGAATTCTGAAACACAGGTTCTTTTGTTTATCAAGGAACTGTCTCATCAGGTCAACATGTTCCTTCTTTTCAGGTCCACCCATGAATGGAGCGGACATTGTTCTTTCAATGATCTCCTGTTGGAGATCTTCCATTTCTTTGATTTGTTCTTTTACGATTTCTGAATCGAAGAATCCACTCATAGTACTATTTCTTTTAAGATTTTTTTGTATTTGCTGCTATCATTATTTAGGAAAGCCTGATATTTTTTGAGTCGTAGACTGGTAGTTTCCCAAACAGGATCGATTAGTTTTTTGTCAAAGTTAGGCACAAATCCTAGTATCAAATTGAGGATTACCATTGTCTCTATAGAGATTGCACCTTGCAAATGCTTCTTTAGGATGTCTGGATGTTTTGTTCCTTCTACTTTGAATAGTTGTTCAAAATTCTTTTTGTTGATAAAGACTTCTACTTCAGTCTTAAACAGATATGTGAGACTCTGAGATCTCTTTAACCAATTCTGGTAATTAGACTCACCCGATTCAATAATTTCACCGATCCACAGTTTACTGGGATCACTACATTCAACAAAGTTGGCGAGAAAATACTGTTTGATTTCGTCGTCACTCTTCTTTCGTGACATACGTTCAAAGAAATACCGATCCTTTCTCTTGTGGAAAGCCTCCTTCGATGCGCGAGACTTCCCACAATATTGAAAGTAGTCGTAGTTTTCCTTGGTGAAATGATTCTTGAATGCTAGGTATGTCTTGTAAACATCTAGCGGTGTCATCATTAAAACATCAATTTAGCACGACTGGTTTTTTTGAGGAAATTAAGTTGAGTCGCTTCACACTTAAGTTTTTCCTTTAGGGGTTTAGAAATTAATTTAGACACAGATTCAAACTCAATACCGTTCTCTTCGCAATAAGTTACGATTGCTTCGATATAGTTAATCTTAGAGGTCGCGACGAGATACTCGATGTCTTGTGCAAACTTTGACTGACAAAGAAACTTTTCTTTTATTAGTGAGTCTACCTTTTCAGTGTTTGGCATAAGATTCGGTGTGGTGTTCGACGAACTCTCTGATGTACTTGGTAAGAAGTTTAATATAGTGACTTTTGTTGCGTTTTTCATAGACGTGACATTCTCCATTATCAGCTACCATAATGGTAATCAATTTTTCAACTGCAATTCCAGTCATTTCATAATACATGCAAGCGTAGGCTACTTCTTGAACAAAGTAGTTCTCAATCCATTCTTCTGGTTTGATCTTCTTAGATGTCTTAAAGTCAATGACTGCGAGTTCTCCTTCGTACTCCGCGATGCAATCAACGCGACCCGCAAGTCCAAGGTAATCACTGTAAAGTGATTTTTCTAAAGCGTGTATATTATTTATACGGTCTAGAAAAGGTTTGGCTTTGAGAAAAAGAAACTTTGTAGTTGGTAGAGGTTTGAAATCGTCTACATTATTGTTCAACATATACTGTTCTACCAGATCATGAAACTTAGTTCCACGAGCAGTAGCAATCCGAGTAATTCTGTCTGCCTCTTCATTACCAACTTTCTTACGCCAGTCGATAAACTTCTGGCGTCCATAGAAACTGGTAATAGAGGTGATTGAAGGATACAACTTACCAGAAGGGACCCGATAAAAACGAGTCCCTTCGATATTCTGTGCTTCTAAATCAACTTCATCTTTCAAATAATCAAGATGTTCAAACATTACATACCCATTGCTAGTTTAGTGACAATGTAGTTTTTAACAAGACCAGAACGTACAATGTCCTCGGTTCCGAATTCTACAGTTGAAAAATCGTATTCCATTGCACGAATAATTTTCATGAAATCAAGGATACCATTTTTTTCATTGGATCGAGTAAGGTCGGTCTGGGTAGCATCACCACAGAATACAATCTTACTATCTTCACCAATCCTTGTAATTATACTATCTAATTCATGGAAGTTCAAGTTTTGCATTTCATCAACAACAACTACTGCTCTGTCTAGAGTAGTACCACGGATGAAACTTGTGGACCAGAATGAAATAGTTTCTTGTGCTTTGAGGTTACCATAGAGCATCTCAAAGTCTGAGTCTGAAGCAAGTTCAAACATATACTTCACCATATTCTTATATGGAATTTGGTAAAGTGCGGCTTTATCTTCGTGGTCTCCAGGAAGGAAACCAATCTCTCGCGTGGATACCAGAGATCTTACAATGTAAACTTTGTCATATGGAGTCTCAGAATCAAGAACATCTCTTAGTGCGTGATACAGGGCAATAAAAGTCTTACCAGTACCTGCGGCACCGTAAGCGAACATGTTCTTACCACTCTTATACTCATCAAAGAATTTTTTCTGATTGTCTGTTAGAGGATTAATATCAACCATCAAATCTGTATTGATGGGTTTCTTACGTCTCATTTGTTTGGCACTCATGCCAACACCAATGTTTCCGCCGTTGGACTTCTTTGATCTGGGCATACGTTGTTGGTTAGAAGGGTTTTACACGAGATCCAGGGGCTTTACCTGCCTTTTTCAAGACATCGTTCCACCCTGGGTTTCTGGAGATCAGTTTATTCTGCCAGTCCCCAACTTCTTGGGCGGCAGCACAACCTTTCGACCAGTCTTTATCCCAGTCGGGGTTGTCTTTTCTCCATTGATCGTAGTCCGCGATGGACATGTTCAATTCTTGTTCTTCACCAGTTTTCAAATTCTTTACAGGATATGTGGGCATGATAAATCTCGGACTACAAAATTATTTAGTGGATGATTTTTTGACAAACATAGTTCTGTTCATCAACTTGTGTTACGTTCCAGTCTACAACTGGTTCCGCATAATAACTGTCACCTTTGTATCGTTTATATTTCTTGTTGTTTAGAATTGTATGGTGAGAAAGAATTGCATAGTCGATGTTATCTTCAACATCATACCCCTTCTTTTCCATAAGAGTTCTTACCTTCTTCTCAATCTCTTTGTTTTCATTATAAGCTTTGAAGTTCTCGATTCTCTTCTTATTGTCATGGGGCATGGCGAAGATAGTATTCTTCGACGCTTGGATTCTACGATGTTCCAGTCCTGAGAGCAAGAAACGATTTACAATCTCATCATCTTCCCAAGCAACAAACTCTCCCATTGCTTCATTATATCCACCTACTTTTTCATAGTTTTCTCTATTGACAAAAATAGTTCCCCAGATTGGACGCAAACACTTGTGTCCTGGGGAATACAAACCAGAGGCGAAACTAAACTCATCAACCTTGAATTCATCAAAGAAATTGAAGTATGGATTCAGAATCGTATCAGAGTCCAGTTTCAAGATTTGATCTCCACTTGAAATCTTAAATGCAAGATTCAGTGGTTGAGGTTGATTAAAGTATTTTTGATCAGGAACATATACACGTTTGATCTTTGGACTGATCTTAGTGAGATGTTCCGAGGATTTGTCTGATGACCAGTCAACAAAAACAATTTCATCAATCTGGTCATTCATTGCCCACGATTGAATAGAAATGGATAGTGGATCCACCCTGTTCATACAGGCAGATATCACTGATACACTCATTTCTTTTTCTTCGTAGCAATAAAGTAATTAGGTTCTACTTCTTTAGTCTTCCAGTCATACAACCTGAAGTTTGGTTGATCAAAGTCAATACCACCATAGTCATATCGAGACTTGTCGATATATTCTTTGAGACCGAAGATTTCCATGTTCTTCTCTTTGTGTTGTTCAGTCAGATACTTGAACTTGGTCTTCTTCAGTTCCTTACTGTTAAGGATACCCATAATACCAGGGGCGATCACTTCATCAATGCGATCTTTATACCACTGTCCAGTCTGTTTCTCAAAGACATCCAGGAACTCACGATCCTTTGCATATCCTTCAAAG